CACCGCCCTCAGAAGCTTCTTTATTTGCTTGACTGTCCATGTTTTCAGCCTTTTCATCTTTTCGATCTTGTTGATCTAAAGCTTTCTGTAAGTACATTTGTTTGTTTTTAACTAAATGCGCCACATCAGCCATTTCTCTTTGATCGTCTGATTTCATATCAGCAATCTTAAGATCTGTTTCAGATTGTATTTGCGCAACTTGTACTTTACCTTCATTTTTAATTTGCTCAAGCTGTAAACTTTGTTCATGTTCAGCAGCAGCAGCTTCTTGTTGTGCTTGTGCTAAAGCTTGTTGTTGCTCTTGTTGAGCTTGTTGCTGTTTCTTCATTTCATCTAAAGCTCTTTCAAGTATATGCTCTGCTTCAGTCATAGTATCAGCTTTCATTACTTTAATAATATCAAGTAATTCAACTTGACCGCTTTGTAATGCTGATTGTGCAATTTGCTGTACAACTTGTTTAACAGATTCGTCTTTACCACTATCACCAATAAATATACCATAGTCTTGTAAAGCAATGTCTGGCATTACATCTAAAAACTTGTAAGCACCATCACCAAGAACAATACTAGCTTTTTTTCCACCAGCCCAACAAACCTTCATTAGATTAGTAACTCTTTCAAACACACGTTTCTTAACCATTGCATGCGAATAGAACCAGCTTTCTGTAATAGTAGCAGATTGTACTACACTACGCTGAACATTACCAACATATTCGTATTGACCTACAGCTCCTTCACGCTGAGGTGATACACCAGATATTTGACCTGCTGTTTGCTCTAGCATCATCTTTAAGTTAATTAGCTGTTGTACAGACTGTGATAAAGTAAAGTCAATTTGTTGGAATTGATTAAATGATTGTAACTGTCCACCTTCATCTTTAGAGTTGATCGGTATAATACCATCAGTTTTTAAATGATAAAGGACAGATTGTATATCCATACCTATATTAGTAGGTAGTTGTGATACATCATATACTACCGCCTTACCACCAGATCTTGCTAGTGCTAATTCAATTTGATACATTACAACATTATACAACATCTGTACGTTCTTAAGTAAAGACACCATAGATACGCTACGACCAGTTGTGTTATTTCTAACTACACCTACATATGACAAAGGAGTAGAACCTACGTCATCCACCGATCTAACTTGGTTAGGTCTACGTCTTGCTCTTACTAATATCTTGCCACCTATTTTTGTAGCTTCCCAAATATCATCAACGTACTTTGTTTGTACAGTTTCATTTTTACGTGCTTTGTAATCATCTGGAACTTGCTTCATAAATGGCCTAGACTCATCATGTTTGTTTTCAGAAATCTTAAACTTTAAAGCTTTGATTGATTTCCATTCTACATATACAACTCTAATTTTTACTTCGTGACCATCTTCATAATCTAACCAATCAAATGGATCATTATAAGACGATAGCTCATCCTGCGATCCTACTTGATACATGTCAGAAAGCTCTTGCAGCTGTTCTGCATCAAGCTCATCTCTAAACTCATCAAGTATTTCATTGTAGTTTAACCATCTTTCTTCACCTACCCAGCTTGATGTATCTAAGTAATCACTATTACCACTTATATCATATACAATAGATCTTGGATCTACTCTACGCACAAATGGATTATTATCTCTTACTTCAACACGATAGAACTCTTTACCAGTAATTAAAAGATCTCTAAACCCTTCTTTGAATATATCTCTATAGTTGTATCTGCTAATCAAATATTCCAAACCATCTTGAGCTGTTTCTTCTACCATCTCACGATAGTTGTATCGCATATACACCTCTATGTCATCAGGAAGCTCCATGTCTGTTGGTTGAGGTATTTCAAAGCCAACGCTTTTTTGAAAGTCTTTTTGTATATCACCAACAAGCTCTTTCATAATTAGTGATACCTTAACATCTTGCTTTCTAATTACAGCTTCTTTGTTTACTGTATTAACTTTGATGTCCATAGGTCTTCTAAGATCTTCACCAACTAATAAATCGATCTTAGGCGATATAATAGGATAGTTAACTAATCTAGCTGGATAAGCCATACCGTATTGTTCGGTAATATATTTGAAGTCATTAAGCTCAATGTGTCCATTGTAAATGTTGTAGTTTTGTATGTCATGTACTCTTGAGTTTTTGTATGGAGACTCCGAGTATGACATATACCCTACTACTGCATTTATCCATTGATCACACCATTCTTCTGTTTTTTCTTTTTCTGATATAAAGTGTTGTGGGAATGATGAATACTTCTTATTATCCATGATTAATCTTTTATTTGTGGTACTCCGTTTCTATCTAATTCGTAATATTTAAATCCCCAGTCTTCTACTGGTTCTTCTTTTTCCGATGCTTGCACTCTATAGTTGTCTACATTGTGTATTAAACATAAACCAAAAGCTATAGCTCGGTCAGTATTTCTTGTTCCGTATACAGACAATTCTTCTATTAAATCTAAGAACCAAATGTCATCTACGCTTTCTCTTATGTAGTCATCCATTAGATCTTCCATAAGAGCTTTTACCTGCTTATTCATATGCACACCATATCTATTTCTTGTTTTTGTACCAGGGTTGTGTGCAGACTCTGGTTTTTCTTTTAAATACTTTAACGCATTCATACGTTTAAAGTAATCCAATATACCTATCTTGGTATATTCTACTAGCATCTTTGAATTGTAATATATTGCTAGTTTTAAACATCCGTCCCAAAAGTCTTCTTTTTTATCAGGTCTATCTGTATACTCTGCAATGACTAAGTCATGCGCATGATCAGTATCAAGAAACCTTCTGTATATTATTGCTGATCCCAAAGAATCAGATGCTCCTGCTTTATCTTGATCGTATGAGTCAATCCCACCTATATCTAAATGGTTGTATTGTGTTTCTGGGTGATGTAGTATTTTATAAGGTCCTTCTGGATGTGGTCTCCATCTAACTACAAACTCTTCGTTTTCATCAAACTCCCAATCTAAAAATCCTGATTGTATTTGACTTCTGTAATCTTTACTGCCAAGTATTCTAGATCTCTGAGCGTTTAACAAAGAGTTATCAAATCTTGCAGTCTTTGTATTTAAGAATGCTTCTTGTACAGTTAGTGGGTAGTTTTGAATATGAAGGTTGTAAGCTTCTCTATCTCCTGATGCAGAAATATTATCTCTTTCTTCTATAAGTTCTTCCTCTGCTGCGGTAACGTGCTCTTCGCCTGTATCCACGTCAAAGAATCCATAATAAGCTCTAGACGCTGGGATAAACATAGGCACAAGATTATAAGCATCTGACTCATAATACATGTCCATAAAATCTTTGGAGGCTTTCGTAATGTCACCACCAGTACCTCCAACTACAGGAACGCCAAACTGTAAGTTCCCGTCCATGAAGCAAGCCTTAGAAGACATATACGCATTCTTTAAATGCTTGAACTCTCCAGCCTCTTCAAATATCATAAGAGATACACGCTCACCTTTAAATACTTCTGGATTATCCATTGTTCTGCATATTATCGTAGATTGATAACCTCCTATCTCCCACTTACCATCTTTGTTCTTTTGCTTGTATCCAGATCGTAATATACCGTCTGTATCTTTAAGAACAGAGTGCTTGAAGTTGGAGTGTAGTCCATTCAAACCTTTTTTAGTTTTATCAAAGAACGCATCTGCTGTAGCTTGCAGACCAGCTGCTATACCTACATCATTAAATGGAAAGAACGTATACTCATGCGCAATCATCCCAGAGTTCATGTAACTAAAACCTTTATCACGGGCTTTGATCACAATCATACCTGTTCCATCTTCTTTACATTGCTCAAACGTATCAAAGTATTCATGATCCATTTGACGATACCAGGGACTTATTAAAGTTTTACGTGATCCTGTTGAACCATCGTTTCCGAGTATCTTGTAATAATTCAAGTAAAAATAATATTTACCTGATATTTTATTCATTCCTTTGGGTTTAAAGCCATTGATACATCTATCAAGCTCTTGTTCCCAATATTCTTGGTAAGCTACAGAGTCAGGGCTAAGATCAGGATGACCATGATTTGCAACTGGCCTATACCTTTGTGGATCTTTTTTTGCTCTACCCATACTTTATTCTCTTTGTTTTACCTATACCAAAAGGATCACGTGGATCCTGTTTTGTTTCTAGGTTAGAGTGAAACGCCTCGTCTATATCAAATCCATGTATAGACTTGGCGTAATCACTTACCTGTTTTGCCTTTCGATAATCACCCTTCTTGTATAGTTTATTATACCTATATCTAAGGTTGTTTAAATCGGGCTTTTTATTTTTAGACATTAGTCTAATTGACGATAGCTTCCGCCTGACTTGTTTTTACCACCGTGTCCGTATGATTTTTTCATCATACCTCCACCCATAAAATCTTTGTCAGCACTACCCATACGGCCTCCGCCATACATCTTTTGATCGTAACGACCACCAGCATCAAACCCAAAACGTTTTTTAAGTCTACGTCTAACGCCACCAAATAATTTTCTTCTTACTTTTTTTTGTGCGCCAGTAACCTTTTTAACTACGTTTTTAGTTCTTTTAACGTTTCCTTTTATAGCTTTTTTAGCAATTCCTTTAACGCCTCTTACAGCGCTAGCTGCAGTTTTACCTGGTCGTCTTAATGGCTTTTTAACCATTTTACCAGCAGTAGCTGCAGCCTTTCCAATTGCACCAGCCCTAAGACGAGCTTTTGCAGCTCTTCGTTTTGCAATAGCAGCAGCGCTTAATCCACGATCAGCTGTTTTTTTAACTCCTCTAGCTACTTTTTTTACTAATGAACTTGCAGCTGCTTTAGATCCTCTACGGGAAGCTCTAGCTAATTTAGCGGCTCCTAATTTACTGCCTCTACGTCTTAGCTTACGTC